AAAATCATTAAGTAAGTGGATAATAGAGTGTGACTATAAAAATTCTATACTAGATAGAGATAAAGATAGAGATAAAGATAAAGATATATATATGCTATCGCATAAGTCGTTTTTAGAATTTTGGGAAGTATATCCAACTCGTAAAATATCAAAAGTTAAATGTGAGGAAAAGTGGCGTAATAGAAAATTGTATGAAATTAAAGATGAAATACTTGACCACATTAAAAAAATGAAAGATACTCGCAGTTGGAAAGAAGGATACGTGCCAGCAACGACTACGTATATTAATCAGTCTAGGTGGAACGACCCTATAGAAGAAACTATCAAACCTAAAAAAGTTTGGGAAGGTGGAATATGAATTTAGGTGAAGTCATTGATAATCTCACAGTAAGCCAAGCAACAGTTCAAGAGTTTTACAATGATGGATATGCTCATGCAGAATTTAAAGTAAAGTCAAGTGATGTATTTGAGTCTGACCTGCATAAATACTTTACAGAAGATATTTTTGCTGGTAGGTCATTGGGTTGGATAAAGACTGAAGAAAAATTTAGAGTTCGCCAAGGGGAATTAATTTTGGCAACCGGACCTAGCGGACATGGCAAATCTATGTGGCTATCTCAAGTTGTATTATCTTTAATGAAACAAGACACAAAATGCTTGATTGCGAGTCTTGAGATGAAACCTGTTCTCACTCTTAGTCGCATGTTAATTCAAACATTAGGTTCACCAGAGCCTACACCTGAGTATATTTCTGCATGGGTAAATCGGGCTAAAGACAAATTATTTATTTACGACCAGTTGGGAGTTACAACATCTCAAGACATGTTTAGTACGCTGCACTACGGAAAACACGTCCTCCAATGCGAAGTGTTTATAATAGACAGCCTAATGAAAATGAGTGATATTAGTGAGGAGTCGTTAGAGAACCAAAAATTATTTGTAGATAGGCTATGTACGATATGTCGCGATTTAAACATTACCGTTTTTTTAGTGGCACATACAAGAAAATTAAAATCAGAAGAAGATATACCGGATGCAACAAACATCATGGGCAGCAGCCATATTCGTAACCTCGCAGATGCGATATTATGTATTTGGCGGAACAGAACTAAAGAGAGACTTAGGGAAGAAGGTAAAACATCTGAAGAAGATTTGCGTATAATTCCTGATGCAAAATGTATAGTCCAAAAACAAAGGAATGCCCAGTTTGAAGGGAGCTTTAATTTTTGGTATAATCCTAAATCATTAACTTACCAGGAGAGCCCACCAAAATGAAATTGACAGACACACAAAAGCTAGATAAACTTTTAGTATTAATTGACTTGTTAAACATGGAAATTAAAGCTATGAGAAAATTAATTATTGATACACACAAGGAGAGATTAAATGACACACTATCAGATTCGTAAACAATGGAGAGTTAAACTTCATGCTAATCGTTGTAAAGATAATGACCAGTCAGTAGAAAGGTATCACCATGATGCAGCAGTTCTTAACAGGGCTATGGATAGATATAAAATTGAAGGTAGAAGGGCTACTTGGTAATGACTATAAATGAATTTATCAAACAATGTAAAAAGCTATTTGGTCCAGACATAGAATACAAAGCAACTTCTAAAGACGGACAAGTATTTAAAACGAAAGGATGGAGAGATGATAAAGTGGGCATTAACCAAAGACAACTTACCTCAGCTTATAGAGAAACTAAAAACTCTTGACTTCACTAAACGCTGGCGTGTAACAGTAACAGACGCTAAACTTAACCGTAGCCTAGAACAAAACGAAAGATTATGGGAATTGTATACAAGCATAGGTCAGCATCTTGGTATTGAGAAAGACAAGATACATGAACTTATGGGATATAAGTTTTTACGATACCAAACAGAAATTGCAGGCATGCCTGTAGAACTTATAAAATCAAGTACTAAACTAACCACAAGTGAGATGACAGAATACCAACAACAGATAGAGGTATGGGGTCAGACTATGGGTTGGGGTTGGGATTACTAATGAAGATATTAATTGCTTGCGAGTTTAGTGGAACTGTTAGAGAAGCATTTACTAAACTAGGGCATGATGTAACTTCATGTGATTTAGAGCCTACAAGTTTGCCTGGTAAACATTATCAAGGTTCTGTATTAGATATTTTAAATGACGAATGGGATATGATGGTTGCACATCCACCTTGTACATATTTGACTGTAACAGGAAACAAATGGTTTAAAGATGAATACAAAGATAGGTTTCCAAATAGACAACAAGATAGAAAAGATGCAATAGAATTTTTTATGGCATTAGTCAATGCAAATATTCCTAAAATAGTTATTGAAAATCCAATAGGTATTATGTCTACTATTTATCAAAAGCCTAGTCAAATTATTCAGCCTTGGCAATTTGGACATGAAGCATCTAAATCTACTTGTTTATGGATTAAAGGATTGCCATTATTAAAACCAACAAACATAGTAAGCAAAGGTGAGTTTGTAACATTTAAAAGTGGTAAACGAATGACTAAGTGGTATGCAGACGCAGCTAAATATAGCCCTAAAGAACGTGCTAAAATACGTAACACTACTTTCCAGGGAATAGCAGATGCTATGGCAAACCAATGGGGTAAAAATGATAGTAATTCAAATTAAACCAAATGAAACATATCAATGGTTACTTGAAAAACATTATGCAAAACGCATACCACAAATTATGTACGCATTTGGTTTATATGTTGATGAAGTTTTAAAAGGGGTGGTTACTTATGGAATACCGGCAAGCCCTGCATTATGTATGGGTATATGTGGTAAAGAATATTCAGATAAAGTTTTAGAACTTAATAGACTTTGTTTAATGGAAAACAATAAAAATGAGTCAAGTTTTTTAGTGGCTAATTCTATAAAATTATTGCCAAAACCTACAATTGTAGTAAGCTATGCTGATACATCAAAAGGTCATGTTGGTTATGTTTATCAAGCTACAAACTTTTTATTTACAGGAACTACAAAAGAAAGAACTGATATGGGTGGTAGAGATGGTAAACATTCTAGGCATAGCAAAGACCCAACAATAAGAGTTTTTAGAAGTTCAAAACATAGATACATACTTTTTCATGGTAGTAAAACAGACAAAAAAATTATGAGAAAACTGTTAAAGTATAATATAGAACCTTATCCAAAAGGTAATAGTCAAAAATATGATGCCGGTGGAAACATACAAACACAACAGGTAATGTTTATATGAACTATCGCAACCCTAAACTACTTAAACTAGCTAAAGATGCACCATGTGTATTATGTGGTAGTAATGACGGAACTGTGGTAGCCTGTCATAGTAATCAATTGCGTGACGGAAAAGGCACTGGAATTAAGGCAAAAGATTATCGCATCTGCTATTGCTGCCATAAGCACCATGTTATGATGGATAGTAGTAATGAGTTAAGTAGGGAAGAAAGAATAAACTTATGGGAAGATGCACATAGACGTACTATAGGTTGGTTATTTGAAAACGGACATTTGGAGGTAAAATAAATGGGTAAAGGTTCTGGAAGAAGACCATTGTTAATTTCTGAACAAGAAGCACAAGATAATTGGGATAAGATATTTAAGAAGAAAAAAAATAGTGATGACGTATCACCACACGCTTATGAATACGAACTTAATAAGTCCACCGGTAATGTAGAGAAAAGATTTAAAGACGGAACATCTAAACCTAACGAAAGTCAATTTGATGGCAACTAGCCCAACGCAGTTAAGTCTTAAAAAATTACGAGAAGAAGGATACACAGTAGCAGTAGTAGAACATTGGAATAGTTTTGCAAGAATAAGACAGGACTTGTTTGGCTTTATAGACCTACTAGCTTTAAAAGGTAAAGAAGTATTAGCGGTACAAACAACAACAGCAGGCAATATGTCAGCTAGAGTAAAGAAGATAGGTGACCATGAAAACGTAGGACATGTTCGTGAAGCTGGTTGGACTATTCATGTACATGGTTGGCATCAAGACGATAAGAAAAAATGGCATTGTAAAATTAAGGATGTATCGTGAATACCAGAGATAAAATACTAGCTTATCTTACAGAGC